AGTTTAAAAGTACATGATGCCAAGGCACATGAAATGTTTAGTAAACAAATTGCCAAAGCAGGTGATGTGACTACACAAAAAAGATTTTACATGGGTGAATATGGATATGCAAATGCTAAAGATGTTCTGTTAGGAAAAACAGAAACTCTAGTCAAAGCAGATAACTTTGATAGGTTTGAACTTGACGGCATATTCACATGGTGGAAGAAACATGCCACCAAACGATACAATAAGATGATTGCAGAGAAGAAGGTTCGTACAGAACTAGAAGTCTGGAATCAAGATACCATGAACAAAATTGACATTATTAGGTGATTACACCCTTTACTGTTAATAAAATACCCTTGTCTTGGGTTGACAATACCTGTTTAACCTGTTATAATAGATATATAAACAATTAAATAAGGTTCTATAAAAGGTGAGTTTAATAACTAACTCAACAGAAAAGAATCGCAATTTAGGAGAAATGCATAATGCATACTTTAATAAGCTGTTTCCAAGCAGATGAAAAATTTGGAAAAACAATAGACCCCACATGTCATGATGGTGCTTTAACAGTCAAATGGTTGTATAAAGACGCTAACATAAATTATGGCAAAAGGGAGTATCAAAGAGAAAAGGTTGCTGATGTAGATTGGAAACAACAAATTCTAGTCACAATATTGAGTAAAACTTTTTGCAAAATACCAGAAGTCCATGTAAGAGTAATCACATTAAAAGATGGTTATCATAGATATGAACTTGTTGATGGTCAACAAAGAATAACTTCTATTACCGACTTTTTAAATGGAGAATATCCATTACCAAAAGACTTCATAGTTGATGGCATTGACCTTAGTGGGTTAATTGCAGAAGACTTAGAAGAAAAACATACAATTTTTTATGAGAAAATTCTCAATTATACTATTTCTTGTAAGTGGTATGAGAATATCAGCGACATACAAACTGCTGAGTTATTCATAGAAGTGCTTAACAACACTAATGATATGAAACCACAAGAGATTAGAAACGCTATAAGTGGTTTATTCTCAACATGGGTTAGAGATATCTCTAGAGGATATAAGAAGAAAAAAATAAAACCTCATAAGTTATTTGAAACTAATATAATTAAAGGAAAAAAACTTTTAGCTCACTTTAGTAAAAACTTTAGATTAAAGGGCAGAATGGAATTGGATGAATGGGTTTCTGAACTTGTCTATATGTATAGACATGGATGGAAAAGTGGTGTCACTCAAAAACCTCATATCAAATGGGTCAAGGATATACAAAGACCTGGCGGTGATTATGAAAGTGAATTTACTGATAAGAAAAAACTAGAAAAACTATTAGATTTTTCATACAATATAATTACTTCGGTGTCTAAAGAAAACAAAAATAGACTAACACCAATGTTAACTCATGTTCTTGTATTATATGCTAATGAATTAAAAGAGCATGGAACTGTAAATCCAGTATTATATACAAAAAGATTTTTTCAAATCTTTGATGACTGGAGTTGTGATACGAAAAAACTTTATATGAATGAAACTTCGCTTAATGGAAATCAAATGCCACAGTTTAGTTCTTTATTTGGTGGAAGAAACGCCAATGCTATTGGAACTATATGTAAAGTACTTGACAAAGAGTTATCAGAGAAAGGTAAAAAATCTTTTGGTGTCGTAGAAATTGACCCAAGAGCAAGTTTTACTGATGAAGATATCTACAAAAAGTGGAAAGAACAGGATATGAAAGATGGATACACTGGACAACCTATTGAATTAGAGGATTGTGTTGGTGACCATGTTATACCTCGCTCAGAGGGAATTGAGAATGGTGGTGTTACAGAATACCACAATTTAATTGTAACTTCTGCATCAAACAATTCAATTAAAAGTAATATGAATGCTGATTCATTCAGAAAACAAGTTGCTGTATAAATGAATCTATTTGAAGTAGATAAAGAAGTTAAACTGCAAAAGACTGTTAGGGTGCTCGTGTACCCTAACATCACTTTTCAAGCAGACTTAGAAAAAGATAGTTACATACAAGTTATCAAGAAACAGATTACTTTATTGAATGAAATTCGTGATGACTTGTGGTTCTATCTTATTCTACCTTGTGATGTGGAATCGTTAAACTTTAGTAATGTAACTCAATACATTATTCCAGTGCCAACATATCCACCTACTATGAGGTCACACTTTGATGTTCCTAGAATAAAAGAATTACTGGGTAAGGAATTAGATTTTGATTTAGTAATGACACATTTGCCAGAGCATACACATGCTCTTAAAAATGTATTATATAATGTAACTCATCATGAGCCAAAGTTTTTTGGATACTGTCATTGGTGGGATGTGAAAGATGTCGTTGCTTGGTCGAAACCTAGTTTCTTACAACAGATTACTGGAGTGTTAGAATATGAAAGATGTTATCTGAATACACAACACCAAAAAGATTTAGTATTAAATCAGGCAGGTGAAACATTTAATGATGACATTCTTGTTAAACTAGATGAAATACTTGTGCCACAACATTTGGGTGTTGATGGAAAAGATATCATAGATAAAATAAATTCAAACCCAGAAAAGATAATTGTATTTAATCATAGACCAGATACTTACAAACACTTTAAACAATTTATTGAAGTGACAGATATGTTATGGAAGACAAGACAAGATTTTAAAGTATGGGTGCCATTATTAGGTAAACCGAATCGTGATTATGTTATAACAGATAAGGGTGATAAAGAATGGTATTACAAACAATTACAAAAATGTTGTATTGGATTCTCACCTAAACAAGTTTATGGTGGATGGTCAGTTGCAACGACAGATGGTATGATGAATGGTGTGCCGTATATTATGTACGATGATACTTACTATCATGAGTTATATGCAAATGGTCATTTCTTCAATAAACAAGAAACAGCATGTTCATTGTTAAACCAATATCTTGATGACAAAAAATTTAGAAATCAAGAGGCACAAAAATCACTTGATTGGATGGGTAATCATCTTATATACAAAGATAAAATGATAGAGATGATTGAATACATAGATAAACTTGTCATGGAAACTCATGCAGTAAAAGATACTGATAAATTTAAAGAGATTGTTGGTTGGATTAAGTCTGCTGGCAGATTATCTAAAGAGGAAGTAATAGATAGATTGGGATGGGGTAGAGGTATTAAATGGACACCTTATCGTAGAGCCCTTATGAATCATCCAAACATATTTGATGTTCAGGATTCAACACCATATTATTGTTATAAATATTGACATGGCGAAACCAGAAATAAATGATATGATAGAACATTCTGAACCTGCATTTGATAGAGTTGCTACAGGTAAAGTGACTGAATTATTAAGTTCACAGTTCATTTATGAGGTTCATAAAGTGATAGAAAAAGGTAGAGAAAAAATACCAGTTGACAAAACAAGTACAAGAATGTGCATGTTTGATGAAATATGGAGTAAGATTTAATGTCAAGAAAGAAAGAAATTAATGCTGGTGATTTGGTAAAAATTGAACCAATCACAGATAATCAAAAATTAGTATTTGAGGGTTACAAGAAAGGTAAGAATGGATTCTTATTTGGATGTGCTGGTACTGGTAAAACATTTGTATCATTGTATCTTGCACTACAAGATGCACTCAAACAAGGAACAGCTTTTGATAGAGTTGTAATTGTTCGTTCATTAATACCAACAAGAGAAATAGGATTCTTGCCTGGTGATGAAGAAGACAAGGCAGCTTTGTATCAAGTACCATATTCAAACATGGTACAGTTTATGTTCAAACAACCTAATGAAGATGCATTTAGAGGATTATATGATGCACTTAAAAGACAAGGAAGTTTACATTTTGTATCTACATCATTTTTAAGAGGATTAACTTTTGATAATTCAATCATCATAGTTGATGAATGCCAAAACTTAAATTTTCATGAATTAGATACTATCATTACAAGAGTAGGACAAGATTCTAAAATAGTTTTCTGTGGTGATTTTAGTCAAACAGATTTAACTAAAACAAATGAAAGAAATGGACTACATGACTTTTTAAGAATACTAGAAAACATGGATGAGTTTAATTGTGTAGAATTTGAAATACCAGATATTGTAAGGTCTGGGTTTGTAAGAAATTATTTAATTGAAAAAACCAAACTTGGTATAGGCGTAGAGTTATAAAATGAAAATTAGTTTAGAGGGATTATCTCTCATCAAAAGATTTGAGGGTTGTAGATTAAAATCATATAAATGTTCTGCGAATGTATTGACAATAGGTTATGGTCATACTAGTGGAGTCAAGGAAACCGATACTATAACACAAGATGAAGCAGATAAATTACTACAGGAAGATGTAGAACAATTTGAAAAATATGTAGATGATAATGTAACAGTTGAATTAGGTCAAAGTCAATTTGATGCTCTAGTTGCATGGACATTTAATTTAGGTGTTGGTAATCTAAGAGAATCAACAATGTTAAAAAAATTAAACAGTGAAGACTATGCATCAGTTCCTAGTGAAATGAAAAGATGGAATAAGGCAGGTGGTAAAACTTTAGATGGACTAATTAGAAGGCGAAAAGCAGAGTCATTACTTTTTGAAAGTAAAGAATGGCATAAAGTGTAAATTATATTATGGGTCTTCTCAATCGTGTTAAAAAAGTTAAAATTCCTACACATGAGTTTCGTATACAGATTCCTATTATTCAAAAAAAGAATCTATTAACACCAGAAGAAAATAATACTCTGGCACAATATATTATTAGTTTAGGTGATGTACAGGAAAGTAAAACATTTGTAAAAGCATCTATGTCTGATTGGCAATTACATACACATAATAATATTGCAAAAAAATTATGTGATAAAGTTTTAGATGTTATTCTAGAATCATCTGGTAGAAAGAATTCAGTCAATCCACCAAAGTTTTACACACGAAAGTGTTGGGGTGCTATCTATGGTAAAGGAGATTGGGTTGAAGAACATAATCATGTTGGTAGTGTTTATGGTTGGTGTTACTATATTAGTATGCCAAAGGGTGCATCCCCATTAGTTTTCGCAGAAGCAGATTTATCTATTCATCCTAAAGAGGGTGAGTTAATTGTCTTTCCAGGCATAGTTAAACATTCTGTTCCACCATGCGAATGTGAAGAAAAAAGAATTATGATTGCAAGTAATGTAGGAGTTAGATAAATTATGATAGATTTTCCAGAATTAAAAACAAAAACAGTTGATAGAAAAAGATTTTATGTAACACCAGAGGGTAATGAATATCCCTCTATCACTACAGTACTATCACCTAGAGGTAAAGAGGGATTGATGAAGTGGAGAAAAAGAGTTGGTGAAAAAGTTGCCAATCACATATGTAATAAAGCTGCAACTAGAGGAACAAAAGTTCACAAGATGTGTGAAGATTTTCTAAATGGTGAAGATATGACACACCACAAGAAAGATTTTTTACCATATTGTTTGTTTAATGAGTTGAAAGATAAGACTTTTGACAATATAAATGAGGTAATTGGACAAGAGGTAACTTTGTATTCTGATAAATATAAGGTAGCAGGAAGAACAGATTTGATAGCTGAGTATAATGGAGAGTTATCAATCGTAGATTTTAAAACATCTACAAATGAGAGAAAGGATTCTTACAATGAAAATTATTATATTCAAACTGCGGCATATGCCGAGATGTTTGAAGAATTGACAGGGAAACCTATCAATCAAATAGTAATTTTAGTT